AGGACAGGTTTCCGTCCCGTGTATCGTGGGTACAAAGAGTTACCAGTGCTTTTGTACCCACTTGTACCCTCTTGTGCTAGATACGTGTCAGAGGTAGATCGCCGCTGGACTGAATACCGTGAGTGGCAGGAGTGGGAGAGTCGACAGACCGTCCACCCACTCGCTCGCAACCATCTGGGATATGAATGGGTCCCTGATCCATAAACTCTTTTTTGTAGCCTAAGTGACTCTTTAGAATTGTAATAATTAAAATTAAAATGATCACTTTTTGGTCGAGAAGTAAAAATCCCGCGCATCGCTACCTTTCCAATTTCCAACTCCTACCCCGGGGCTTACGTATTCCCAGCGACTTTTTCATTTCATATGTGACTGGATACACTTTTCCCACTGTAGAAAATGCTTTCCAGGCTTGTAAGTATGCATATTCAGATAACCCCTTGGGTATCCAGGAGCTTACGTGCTGCTCCCCACGGGAAGCGAAAAGTATGGGTTCGATGGGTGGTATGAAAAAACACGGGACTACTCTGGATGTAGAAACATGGAACAATGTATCATTCGAATGTATGAGTGAATTGATAAAACTCAGGTTCGAACAGGATTCCCAATTTAGGGAAACCATTCTTCACACAGAAGATAATTTTTATCATATCGAGACGAGACCTCCGTACATTTGGGGAGGTTGTATGAAATATGGAAAATGGATAGGTCAGAATAGACTTGGTAACAGCTTAAAAAAATAAAGTCTCACTATAATATAAAATGTCCGGTGGTATTGCCCAACTCGTTGCCATAGGTGCCCAGGATGCACACATCGTCGGGAAGCCCGAGGTTTCCTTCTTCCGTTCCAATTACAAGCGTCACACGAACTTTGCCCAGACCGTCGAGCGTCAGGTGATCCAGGGCAACCCCGCAGCTAACGGGATGTCAACGGTTCGCTTCGAACGCAAGGGTGATATGCTCAGCTACGTGTACCTCGCTCCCAACAACGGGACTAGTGCCGTCAAGTTTGCCCCCTCCGACTGGGTGGGTCAGATTGCCAAGGTGGAGCTACTCATCGGTGGTCAGGTGATTGACGAACACACGTCCACATTTTCTCAGTTTATCGCACCCACGATCCTCGCCCAGGGTCTCAGCAAGTCCAAGTCGGGATTTGCCGAGGCGGCGAGCAGCAAGTTTTACCCCCTCCGCTTCTCTTTCTGTGAGAATTGGCAGTCTGCGATCCCCCTCATCTCCCTTCAGTACCACGACGTGGAGATTCGCATTACGTGGGGTGCCAACCTCAGTGACAAGTGGGAGTGCTACGCGCATTACGTGTACCTCGATACCGATGAGCGTGCGACGCTCGCGGCCTCTCCCCAGAACATGCTCATCACACAGACCCAGCGTGCCATAGCCTCTCAGTCCAGGATCCAGGAAATTAACTTCAACCACCCCATTAAGCTTCTGGCCACCGCGGATGGTCAGGACCTCACCATAGCTGCCAGCTCCAACAAACTCAAGCTCCAGATTAACGGCACGGACGTCACCGACTTCAAATACGTGGATCCCCACTACACCGCAGTGCCCGCGTACTACCATACACCTTTCTCGGCGCCCGTGTCCGTCATCACGACCGCAGCCTCCACGTTTGACCTCAACTCTAACGTTGTGAGTGACATCATCGCCAACGTGAACGCCATCAACTACACCTCAACTCTCGCCACGGATGGTGACAACAAGAAGATGTTCCTGTACCCCTTCTGCCTCGAGACGGCCAAGCTCCAGCCCACGGGTTCCCTGAACTTCAGTCGCATCGATTCGGCTCGCCTCGTGTGCGACACTGCCAACCACGAGGATGACATTTACGGTGTCAACTACAATATCCTCAGGATTGAAAATGGTATGGGTGGGCTTATGTATTCGAACTAGTCGTATCACACCCATCCTAATGATTAATTTTCAATAGTAATATTAACATGTGGACCTTTCTTTTCCTCGCCGCCTTTATATTTCTCATCACGTACGACCCAAAGTCTGGTACGTTAAACAAGTACGTCGAACTCCCCAACGCTCCCTGTAAGGAGGGGCATTACCAGGAAGTTCAATTTGCTAAGAAAGGATATCAGTGCCCAAGACCAGATAAAACACACATGGGTAGCATAATATCTACTTAAAAACAAGATTCAATAATAGTATATAATGTTTACGTTTGACCGTGATACTGCTACTATCGCCGCCGTCATCATGTGCATCGCAGCGACGGCGTACCTTTATAGGGAGCTGAAGAAGATCAGGGAGGATTTTACCATCGCACTCGCAGATCAGAAAGAGACGGAGCCTCCCATGCAGCCGCAGCCGCTGCCGCAGCCGACCCCGGTTCAAAAGGCGATGTCGACACGAAAGAAGACTTCGACGGCTCCCCCCGCTGAGACGGAATCCAGTGAATAAACATATTCACGAATTATAGAATTGCCATGAGCAATGAAGAAACACAAAGCTATAGCTATACCAGTAACATTCACGGGAGGAACTCCGAGATTCCTCACAGTGAGAGACAAACGATTTAAAGAATGGATATTTGTGACGGGAGGGTGCAGACGCCGAGAGATTTTTTATCCCCTCCGATGTGCCCTCAGGGAATTGGAAGAGGAGACCAGAGGTGTGGTCTCTCTCAAGAGAGGAGAGTACACGAGTTTTTCATTTACAGTCAAGGAGAGTCCGAATGTGGATTTGGAGTATACTGTTTTCATTTTTTTCGTTAATTATTCGCGTGTCGAACAGATAAATCTCGTGAAACAATTCAACGAGGAGAAGTATAAGATGCACACCAAGAAGATACACCTGAAGCGCACGTACGACGAGAATGACTATATGAGTTTCGACACTTTATCAGAGTTTAATGCACGTAATCAGTGGGATAGAATAGTGCACAATGTGGTAAGGAACCCAGAGTTTTATGCATGCGTGACTTCCCTTAATAGAAAAACATTCGCTATTAAATAATGAAGTCCAAGAATTATATTTTAATGCAGTTAAAAAACATATTGATGGACCGTAAAGAATACACGGAGGAAAAGGCGTCAGCGTGGGTCGAGGATCATAAGGATAAGACTGTATATGAGCTTTTGGTATTGAAAAAGGAAATGTCAGCCGTTCAAGAAGAGTTTAGGGATGTGTCGTGTCGTAGCTCCATTTGGCACGAAGAAGAATATTAAAAAAATAACGCGAGGTAAGTTTATGTTTAAACGTTGGTGCAAACAACAAGGATTTTGTCATGGAGGCCCCAATCTATCACACGTACTCATGGATGGTGGTATATTATCAGTACCGTTTGATAGATTGAATGACTTTTATAACGTCTACATAGAAGCAGTCAAAAAAGGGGAGAAGATTTACGTGGTGGAACAAAAGACTGAAAAGTTTCACTTCTTTGTTGACCTCGATTATAAGGATACCGAAGAATTATCATTCGATAGGCTCGAAGAGGTGTGCAGAACCATATGCGATCGTGTATCGACATTCACAGACAAACATGCGCTCATATCCGTCGCTGAACCCAAAAAGTGTGGTGACCTCATTAAACACGGTATCCACATGAACTGGTCGGGATTCGTGGTGGACCATGGGTCTGCCATGGCGCTTCATTCTCATATAGTATCTGCATTGAATGTGTTGTTTCCGTCTAAAAATTGGGGAGACATCGTAGATACCTCTGTATATGGAGGGGGAAAGAAGAATGCCAAGGGAAGTGGATTTCGTATGCCGTGGTCATACAAAAAGGCGAAGCATGATGCGTGTGGTGGTTCGGGGTGTGAAGGGTGTGACAAGGGGAAAGTCACACAAGGGCAATACATACCGGTTCTCATGTATACTGGGAAACTAGAACACATTTACGACCGTGAACCTAGCGTCGAAGTCATGCACATGGCTACCCTACGCACGGAATCTGTGGAACATGCAGTCATAGAGGGGTCTAAGAGAGAGGAAGGTTCCTTCACCATTCAAGAGACGAAGAATATTTTTGGGAATCTCGAAGTTCAAAATGAAATTGAAGCGTTTATTAGAAAAAATATGGATGGACAGAGTTCATCTGTTGTGACGAAAATATATACACACGATAACATATTTTTGGTATCCACAAACTCTAGGTACTGTGAAAATATCGAAAGGAATCATGCATCCAATCACGTGTGGTTTCTCATCGAGGGTGACAATATCACACAGAAATGTTTTTGTAGGTGTGAGACCATGAAGGGTAGACGCCGCGGTTTTTGCAAAGACTTTTACGGTAGATCCCACGTACTCCCTGAAAAAATATACAAAGCCATGTACCCCCGAGGATACAACAAACCAATTTTTAGAACATCACCTAAACCCGAATCCACCGCCACACCTCTCGACCCCATGGCTTTGCTACACACGTTCATACATAGATGGATGATTCCGGACAGTACCGATGTGAAAATACAAAGTCTCACCACAAAGGGTAAGCAGTGTACTGTTCATACATCACTCACATGCGAGGAGTGTAAAAAGAAGAATGTACCCTTTGTCATCAAGAAAAAAGATGCCATCATTAAACAAAACTGTTCGTGTAAAACGCGCGAACATAAACTTAATGAAAAAATTGTAAAGCTATTATAATAGAATGATAACAATCATAATCATATCTATATGTGCATACATCTTATCAAAGATAAAAATGGTCCAAATAAACACCGATATCATTGACACATTGGTGAAGGAAACGCACAAGTATTCCGGTATTCACGAGGATTCGTATATGCAGTTTTACACGAATATACAGATGGCTCGTGAGTACCGGAGTCATATTCATCAGGCGCATGCGTTTCTTCACACGGCGATCAGACATCTCAACGAACTACCACTTTACATGTCTCCCATAGACCCTGATGTTCAGGAGGAAGTCGCAGAACTTGGTCAAAAGATTGCTGTTTCTTTTGAACGTATACTAATCGAAGAGGCTATGAATCAGAATACGTATTTTAAACCGAAATACATTTAAAAGAGAAGATGCTATATGGAATACTAATGACCCCCGTAACTACACGTTATGGGCGCCTTTCCAAGAAACCCGAACGCCTCGAGCCAGATGAGGAAGTTATTGATGATTATTCCGATGAAGATGACGACGACTACAGTGATGACTCGGACGCAGAAGATCTCTGTGAAACAGATGATGAAGATGAAGATGAAGACGATGAAGATGAAGATGAAAACGGTAATTTAAAGGGATTTGTGGTGTACGACGATGATGATGAAGATGAGGAAGAAGACGCTTAAAAAAATAATTTGCTACTATACATATGGATACAGAAATAGGAAATCCCATTGAATATAATCCACAAGTTGTGAACGAAGAGCCTTTAAGGGATGACCAAGAGCAACAGCAGCAGTATTACTACCCTCATCCACACATGGTGTTACCTCCTCCTCAAGTTTCACAAGAAACACCAAAGTCCGACATATTCACAAACTTAGATAAGACTGCGTATCTTGTCATATTTGCTGCGTTCATCTTGGGGTTCTTCATGGGTAAAACTATGCAGCCAGTCATCCTGAGACACGGGTGAATATCCAACGAAACTTCCAATGGGGCCTGTAGACGGTTCGGTGAAATACGCTCTACTGGTGACACGAGGATCTTTTAGATTATCTAACAAGACATCACCTGCCGTTGGTTCATTTTTAATTATTTCATCCTTTGCAAAAAATACATAAAGAGATAACAATATACCAAACGCTAAAAATATATACCCTATGAACATAGTATTAATAAAAACGTTTATTTTTTTTTAATACTATGGTTTACAAGACCAACGCTCTGACCATCTGAGCTACAGAGGCAAAGCCTAATGGTAATAGGTGATGAATGTACATGTTTTAATTACGCGTCCTCGTCACCTTCAGGGATG